TTTTAGTAAATGTATAAATATCTTGTGCTAATCCTGATGAATATCCTCCTACGCGTATAACGTTTTCCCATGCAGTAATTATCTTATTAATTATGCTAATTTGATCATTAGTAAAATATCCTTTATCATGTTCTGGGTATACATAAAGGTCAGACAAGGCACCACTGCCAAGATAATCATACTTTAATTTCGTATTGTAATTTTCTGAATTATTATATTCTTGGCCGTATGCCATTGAAGTTCTTAACAAACTTCTAAATCTAGAAAATAAATTCTTAACTATATTATCGGCACTATAAATCGCTTTACCACTCGATGCCCAAGATCGTTCACCGCCTCGGCCGTCTCCATAAGCGCGTATCGGTATTAAATCCGGACCTTCTTTATTTACCGACCAATAAATATACCCACCTGGTAACCAATTAGGATCATTAGAACTATTAACATCAGTTGGTTTAATAGCTCGGTGTGTAATTTTAATACGGAAACGCAAATCCTTACCTGACTCTTTAATTTCTTTTGTAATTACATAGAAATTTTTAACCGTTTGCGGAATACCATCAAATACTTCGTCAAAATCTATTCCAAGATATCTATTGCCATATGGCATTATAAAATCGCTACTAGGTTTATATCTAGCATAGATAATATCATTTTCCGGTAATTGAACTTCGAATTCCGCATTTAATTGTTCTAATGTTTCTGAATCATCTTGCGTTGTAATACTAACAGGAAATTTAAAATATTCAAAATTAGTTTTTACTGCATTTATCACGGATTCAACTGTATAAAGTGCTTGAATCGGTTCTATAATTAATACAGGATTATCGACCGATCCTTCATTAAAAATAATATTACCAGCTTCATCACGTGGATGTATACTAGTATTATCAGATATATATGTTAATCCGTTTTGTAAATAGTTATTAAAACTTTTTACATCACTGTCTGTTTTTGTTGTACCCATAAAACTTATCTAACTACTTTGAAATATATTTGATCTGTAATATATTGTTCTTCAATGCCATTAACTATTTTAAGTTCTAAACGATAATTTCGTTCTGGCATAAATCCGTTAAAATCTATATAAATAAAATTACTGGTTGAATCACAACTAACTTTAGTATAAATATTGTCATATGGAATTATGACTTCATCTGTAGCAGCATCTAGTACGGTATAATATGTTGTAGTTGGCAAATAATTTACAGTTTGAATTGGGAACAAATTTGTAGCTGATTTTTGTGGGTATTTATTTCGTGCATATATTCGAATTTTAGCAATCTCCGTGTCTTTATACGCAGGTTTAACGCGAGTGTATGTTACATATGAATCAGTGTCTACTTGCGACATAGATCCCGTTGTAAATGTACTATTATCCCAATACATTACTAATCTAGGAACATATATAGTATGTGTTTCTCGACTAAAATAACGAATATATCCGGTTGTAGTAGTATCAGCTTCATCCGCTTCTGATAATTTTAATAAAAATCCATTATTAGGAATTGCGTAATTATTACTACCACTTATCCATAATTTTATAGCATCAGTAACATCTATATTAATATCAGTTGGGCTAGATGATGGTACTACATAATTAGATTGACCACCTTCTGTAAAATAAATTTGATTGAAATTATCTATATCAAACCCACTAGGATCTGTTTGATAATACCAACTACCACCTACCCCAGATCCTGATATATATATTGAAGAACTATTTACTTGTATATTTTGACTCGACGATATCCACATACTGCCAGTTACTGAATTCAATGACCACGAAACCATTGGCATTATCCAACTAGCCCCATCCGATGTTGGCTCATATAAATATCCCGTACCATTTCTCCAATCTTGTCCCATTAATTTACAATCAATAGAAAATGAATCGGGTAAATTTTTTGCATTTGTTGTAAATAATTGCAATATGAATTTACAAGAATTTAAAGAAACTGAATATTTTGACATTGATGATGAAATCTCAGACATATTAAATTTAATAGCAGATCTAGAATATTCTATTCCACCAGTGCCGGTCGTTTCTAAACGTTTCCCAACTTCTAAAATTTCATCTAATCCAATACTAGATCCAGATAATTGTTGATATAATGTAGTATCTTTTTCAGAGTAAAATATTTTAAACATGGTTATTTTTCTGGTTTTTAATAATTAATTACGCGACCTCTAATATCCTGATCAGGAAATTTAATTTCAAATATACTCGGATCTAATGACGGATATACAATTCCATTTTTAGTTGCAGGAGCAAAATCATATACATTTCCAGAATATCCAAAATCAGAATCATATAAATTTAATAATTGAACTCCTTTTACTGATTGTACTCCTTTCACGTTTCCTAATATATTCGTAATATCTGATAAAATAATTGGTTGATTGATTTGCCATTTATCAATATCAAACATACGTTTAAGTGCATCAATACATTTTAATAAAACTTCATTGCTATTGTAATTTGATAATATAGATACTTCAAAATCGATACCAAAATTAATAACATATGCATCTTTAATATTAATTGCATCTGTCAACATTCTATAATAATCTAAATACGTTTTTAAATTTGTTTTGATAGCATCATTTAGTAATGTTAACTGTTTATTAGAATTATACCCTAAAACATACATGTTCATTGCTAATGGATTAGCAATTCGTTCCAAAGATTTTTGAGATATTTGATCATCTGGAACTATATATGCCTTTGCAACACTTCCAAATCTAGCCGGCATAGAATATGCACGAACTATATAATCTTCTCTTGTTACTAATCGATTTTGAGTTGCAAAGTTTGCTAATGCATTATTTTTAATTTCTTGTACTGTATCAGATGCCTTGGCTCCAATTGCCGGAGTTTCATTATTAGCAGCTAATGATGATTTAACTAAATTAACAATACCAGAATTTAAAACAGCATTAACATTTTCAGAATATTCTACAAAATCAATTTTTCGTAAAGTATTACTAACAACATTATCAGAAATACCATTACCAACCGTATATGTAACAGTTAATGTAGTATTAGATGGAGCTTGTCCATATGTTCTAGTATATAAAAAATTAGATGGGTCTATATCTAGATCGACTGATTTTCGAAATCCAGATAATCCATTTCCTACATTATCGGCATTAGGTATAATTTCTTCATCATTATTCGAAGATATACCTGCACCAAATTGTATTTCCATTTTATTATCACTACGTAATTTTGTAATAAATCGTTTAGATGTTTTACGTAGTTTTAACAAGCTAGGAGCACTAGATCTATAATTTACTAAATCAGGATCATTTTCTATTAAATTTGGTATTTCCTCAAATACAGTATCTTGTGCTAAATATGGTACTTGGTACCAGTTATCACCATCTGATTCTTTAATAGATAAAATTTCTATTATATTCGTATCTGGTAATAATACTTTATCATATGGAAGCGGACTACCAAAAGAAAATTGTGCCGTTTTTACTGTTCCGCTAATTGCATTTGCAGATTTTTTTAAAAGATAATATAATGGCTGTTTTGTTGTATCATCTACTTCATAAATTGTTATATCAGTAGGATTTAATGAAGATGAAAATCGAAAATCAATAGTATCTAATGTTCTAAATAAAGCATTCGATGTTTCTGATTTTACTCGCATTCCTGGTTTAATTGTTAATGCATAGTTAAAGTCAGGTTGTACATTTGAACCAGATCCGATAGCCGGAACTATATGATATAAATCTAATTTTACATATGCTGGAACAGATGCACGTGCATTATATCCTAACGATCGAGCTAAATCAAAAACATTTCCTCGTTCAGTGGCTTGATCTAATAGCGATTCTTTTAAATTTGTATCTGCATAAAATGATAATACATCGCCAACATATGCTGCCATTTCTATAAATAGCATCCCAGGCGATGACTCATCAAAATCAGTATATGTATTAGGAAAATATTGTTTTGTAAAATCAATTAAGTTTGTACGGAATTGACTAAAATCTTTTCCTAAATATGTTAT